CCCGGTCAGCCAAAACCGAGCGCCTGTTCCTAAGAAGGAATTCGTTGAAACATCTATATTATATCACAGAAACCACACATGCATAGCGCCATTTGAATCAGAGATCCAACAAGCCCCCTCGTTTGCTCCTCCGATGTCCTCATCGAGGTAGTACCAGTCTCCACCAATCTCCTGCCATCCGGTGAGCATATTCCCGGCATCATTAAAGTAATACCAATGCATGCCGTTCTTGGCAGCCAGAGCCTGCCAGCCTTTAGCGTCTTTGCCGGATGCCAGGACATAACGCCACTTGCCGTCCTGCTTGTACCATCCGACCTGCGTGCTCCGGGAGTAGCCGTCAGTCACGATGACAGTGTGGCCTTTGGTCTTAGTCACCAACACATCGCCCTCATACAGCTTCACGGAGCTGGTGTATGCCCGCGCCGGTTCAAATAAGCCGGTGGCATTAAGGGCCTGCACCTCGTTCCATGTGGTAAAGTCGCCGGCATCCTTCCCGGATGCTTCCTTCACGCACTGACGGACGAGGGAGCTGCAGTCTGCTTCTGTCTTGACATTTGCATTGGTGCCATAGGTCAGGATGCCATAGCGCCCCGCCTGATCATACCCGATATTAGGGTTGTTGCAGGCCTGCTTCATGGCCGCTGCGATGCCCCTCGCGATGTTGGCATCCTTCGGCCTGATAACATACCAGCCCTTCTTGTGGACGTAGAAGCTCTGCATGGAGACCTCGCCCATCATATCCGGCACTGCATTCCCCTGCTTCTGGTCGCCGGCAGTTCCACCGGAGTAAGTGCCCCGCTCATCTACGCGTGCAGAACCGATGATGATGTTCATGTTCTCACCTCCGTATACAAAAAAGCGGGAACCGAAGTCCCCGCCGTGTTAATTCAACTAATTGTTGCATCTTGTTGCGTTTGTTGCATTTTTACTTGATTCTTTAACGTTTCTAACAAGTTAAACTCGTTAGAAATGCGTTAAATCAAGGCTTTTCTTTATTTGACCGTCATTTGCTCACTTGCATTCAAGCGCCGGGCCGGTGCCATGCTTTTTCTGTTCGGACTTCTGCCGGATAAGAAAAGCCTCCCGCGCCTGGGCCGGGCCTAATGCCGGAATGACAAGATCGAATTCGTCCTGTGTCATCAGTGCGAATTCCTCAGTGCGGAACGGTCCGCCAGCTTTGACGCGTTCCTCAAAATCTGCGCTTCTTTCGGTGATTTTCTCATCAGCCATTTTCATTACCTCCTTTTTCCTCATCTGGTATTAATGTTTCAGATTTCTTTTTAAGTAACTTTTCCGTGACGGCTAACCCATCAATCAGGATTTCCGGCACGTTATAACCCATTTCAACAAGATTCTCCAGAATGCTTCTGATTTCGTTGACGATTAAAGTTGCCAGCGTGAACCATCCAAGCAGCATCAGGAATTCAAGGTTGATTCCGAGTGTGTCACGCCCCAGCTTGATAAACAAATCGGGGATCATGAAGGCAATCAGGACAATAACCCAATACCCCGTCTTTTTAACGATGCCCTTCAGCCCCACCATTGACGATTCATTATGCTGTTTGTTAGCCCTTCGCCACCCGGTGATCCAGTCAATGATATTCAGAATCAGATAACCGGCGAACAAATACCAATAGATACCAAATACGGCGCTAAAGACGGCAACCGCCGCACCCACAACCATATTGTAATGATCGATAAAATCGAATTCCATTTGTAACCCTCCTATGGGCAAAAACAAGCCGCCGCGATGGCGAATTTAGTTCGTTAAATGACTCTTTCACGAACCTAACGACTCTGGTCAGGTTGAATATATCCGTATTTAACTCCAATCAGATGACATATACAGCCGGGTCCCTTTGGGGAATGAAACTTAGCGAATCTATCATGATTGTATTCATGGAGGTGTCCATAAATACAAACACATCACGCGGCGCAAATACGGGAGTCTTTAAATTGACTTATAATAGCCATGGCCTGCGGTTCTCTGCGCCTTATGATTTTATATGCAGCATGAACGGAGACGCGGTTCTGCGTCTTTGTGGTTATATTGATCATAATGGCTCCAGATATGTCAGCACACCCATCGCATGGCAGGCAAATACAGAGTTCCGTTTAACAGGGGTAGCATTTGCGAACATTGTATAGTCATTTAGACCATCGGGATCAGTAATTCTGAAATGTATTCCGGTTTTGCACTGTTGGACGTGCTGTAATACAAATATCCATTCCCGGAGCCGAAGAACACCGAAGCATCACTTCCTGAGGCTAGGGGTACAATTTGATAATTCCTACCAGGAGAAATCCTGACAAGCCCGAGCCAGCAGTCAGTGCTGTTGGTTTGCTTTTTTGCGATAATGGCAATAAGGAAAATGCCTGTAACAGTGTTACGATTAATCAGGTTTCTGTCATAGTAAAGAGCAGACGTTCCGCCTTGACTATATGGAAGGTTATATGTTTGTAACGCATGTGCCAAAGAGTCATTTAACAAAGAAAGTCCGCCGGTGACTGTTCCGTCCCCGATGCTGCTTATATCCTTCGTTCCCAGCAGCTTGTAAAGGAAGCGGATGTTCTTGAACATCTGGCTCATCTTCGCGAACAGGCTCTTGTGCATCTCGCCGCTGTTTACCTTCGCCACACTTGTCCATGCCGTTGCACTGCCGTCTGCTACGTCAGAGGATGTAAATGTCACTGTGCTGTCCTTGCTGTCTCCAGTCGGCGCCGACAGTTCTTCATCAAGGATATCCATGTTATCATTGATATCATCGATAAGCGCCGCATCGGTTCTATCAGGTTTTTTGAGGTCATAATTGGTTGTACGCTGCATGATATACTCTCCTTATCTGAAGTCTGCGCTTTCCAGCACATCCTGCCATGTGTGATTATTGTCAGCGATATCCTGCCATGTGAAGCCGGCAATGATACCCCATGTGTTATATTCGATGGTTTCGAAAGCTACCGTGACCGGTGCTGTGGTTCGGATAAGCTCAGTGGCCTCCGGAACCGTCATGCCGATGTCGTTCAATCTGGCATAAGGAAACTTGACAAACCGGTACTCCATCGGATTCTCAGTCCTGGCTATCTCCAGGTCTTCCGGCTCACACTGGAAGATTTCCAGCATGGCATTATACCAGGACGTATAATCCGGCTGAATCTTGTTCCGCATCTGCTGTATCAGCAGTTTGATGCGGAAGGCTTCGTCAGAGGCCCCTGCCCGCTGCACGCCCAGGATATCTCCCCAGACGTCCAGCTGCTTCCCGGTGGCCGACATGATATCCGACGCATCCCTTGTGTCATCCATATCTTCCTTGAGCATACGTTTGGCTTCTACGGCAAGCTCCAGTATTTTCCAGTTGTTGCTGGTCTGCTTGGTTTTATCGTAATAATCCGGAAGCCGGTCCACTTTATTCTCAAGATTCATACTCATACGCTCACCGCCTCAATCTGAATCAGGGCAGCTGCCGTTTTTGCGATCTCGGTAGCCCCTACTGCGATGTCAGCTGTATCCAGGCTGTCAAAGCCTGTCGCGCTGGTCTTCAGCTCCGTGATATTAACCTTACCTGTGATGCCCTTCAGGCAGGTGTAGATGTCATTCAGATAGACTGTCGTGGCGTTTTCCAGGGCATTGATGTGCGCCACAATGGCTTCCACTGCATCTTCCTCTGATTCATTGGACCAGGAGGAATCCACAAGGAATTTGACGTAGACATAGATCATCTTCTCGGTCATCCAGTCGAACCGGATGGTGTGGATGCGTCCCCACTGGTCCTCTACGCTGACGGCATTATTTCCATAGGATTCCGCTCCCAGCGGTGCCTTCAGGAAAATGGTCTCGGCGATATCATCTGCCACTGAATGGTCCGCCAGAACTGATACGTGGTATGTTTTTGCCGGCAGCTCTGCAGTGGCCGTCATAGTCTCGTTATAATCAACGCATGCCGAGTTGACGCCGTCGACCTGGTACAGAGCGCCCAGTATAGCCGTAGATGTTCCGGAGCCCAGGGCGTTCTGGGCAGCGTCGCACTTCCTGCGGAGGCTGGTGTCGCTTTCCGCATCCTCCCCAATAACAGTCTGTCTGGAATCCGAAGCTCCTGAGATATCTGCGGAAGTATATACCAGGGTATCAATAGCACCTGCGGGAACATTTCCCACCTCGCCCAGCTCGTCACACTCCACAGTGACCGTCACGGTCCCGCCTGCTTCAATGGTGTAGGCATTGACAGTATGGAACAGCACGGACCTGTCCTGGGTGGTAAAGGCGGTGCCTACCGGGATGGTATACCCCGCAGTCCCCGTGACCAGCACGGTATGCTGTGCCCGGACTCCCGGAGAAACGTATACGCCAAGCTCCGCGCACCTGCGGCGTAGGGCGCTTCCGGATGCCGTCTTGTAATTGTAGGAGAAATAGATGTCCTCCAGCTCCTCCTCGATATCCCGCTTGTCCTCACAGTTCAGGCGGATATATTTCCCCAGCGGCGTGTCTTCGGATGTATTGATGTTCTCGCCGAACAGCTCCTTTGCCAGGGCCACATCATGTTCCAGCCATTCCTGGTATGTTCTGCGTTTGAAGCCTGCTTCTGTAAATGGCATGGCGCAACCTCCTTTATTCCAGTGTTATCGGATACAGTTCCGAACCAATCTGCACCGAAAGCCTGATCACTGCGTGTCTCTGCTTGTCTACATCCAATGAAAATTCCTCGATGCGGGCATCCGGATTCAGCAAAAGAAGCGCCGCTTCCAGTTCCTCCCGGATCGAATCCTCATCATAGTTCTTGGTCAGAATGACATATCTGTCGATACCCTCCTGCTTATCCAGGCTCCATTCTCCCTTGTTGGTGGACCAGACCGCCTGCAGACGCTGCACAAACAGCGCATCACCAGACACCATGGCGATTTTGTTATCCTCTATCAGAAGGTCATGCGGCGCAGTCTCAGTAACTGCAAAGCTCGTTCCTGTCATCTTAACCTCCCTCAAAATATGGCTACAATCACAGCATCACTGAGCTGATGATGCAGATTCCCGACACGGCCGGTCGCCTTCCCCTTCCAGGCGCCATCCAATGTCTGTTCAGCACAGAGGCAGTACACAATATCCCCGGTCTCCGGAGGTTTCAGCTCCGTCCAGTGGGTCGCCACGCCTTCTACTGTCTCGGTCTGCACTACAGCCTTACGGACACTCTGTGGTACTGGAACTCCGTCAATCGGCGTGGATGGATTCCCCGCGAATGTAAACAGCGGCTGTACTTTTGCTGTCGTACCGTTACACGAAAGTACTTTTGCCGGAAAAGCAGTGTGAATAGACGCTCCGTTCTGATTCATCAATTGATGAAGCTGA